CGAAGTACCTAAGAAACGTATTAGAGAACTTTATAAAGAATGCAATGGGAAAAGTAGGTAAGTTAAGAATGATATGGGCAATGTTTAAGTTATATCTTAACAACCCAAATTATTATGTACGGCAGGACGATGTTCTTGCTGATTTGTTTATGCAGGGTGAATATGACGTAGAAAGATTCTGTCATTCACTCGGAGTAACTCCTCAAAGAGGATTAACCTTTGGACAACTTTTAAAACAATGTAATATATTATGAACAGATTCAGATTTATTAAAGTAAGAGACGTAAAGACTCCATCGAGAGGTAATGCAGGTGATGCAGGTTTGGATTTCTATATCCCAAGAAACTTAGACCCTCAACAATTGATTCAAATCGAGGCAAACCAGTCTCCAAATCATTTTACCCCAGATTTTGTATTGGGAGTAAATACAACTACCAACTTCGTAACTGATATTCAAATCTACCCGGGAGGGAGAATCCTTATCCCATCAGGTATTAAACCTCTTATTGAACCTCAAGGGTCTATGCTCATGGCAGCTAATAAGTCTGGGCTTGCTTCTAAAAAAGGTCTTCTGTATACTGCAGAGATTGTAGATTCTCCTTATGTAGGAGAGATTCATATTGGTATAATCAATCTCAGTCGAGTAATACAGACTCTAAAGGTGGATGAGAAAGCAACCCAATTTATTCATGTACCAATCTATCTCACAGAACCCGAGGAGATTCAATCAGAAGAATTTTATTCTGAATCTCAAATGTGGGGAACAAGAGGTGAAGGTGGATTTAATTCAACAGGAAGTAAGTAATGGACATACGTAATATCAAGGAAATCGTACCTTCTTTAGAAGTAGGTACGTATTTACAATCTATGTATTCTCTTTCGTTAGAACAATTAGATGGCTACAGGCAAATAGAAAAGCTACCCGATTATCCGGTTGATATCAATAATCATCAAAATCAGGTAGTTCTTAAGGATTTTATTGCCCGGGTTATCGAAGAACTAATGGAGGGTTATGAATCTACCTCTGAGGTAGTAAAGATATGCCACAAGTGGGGATGGAATATTGACCAACTAACCGAAGATGAATATACTCAGGTACTCAATCATTTGCAGAATGCCAATGAAGAACAGGGAGATGCTCTGGGATTCCTATTCACTTTGTTCCATTTTGCAAATATACTACCAGAAGACATATTCTCATGGGGAACGTCTTATGTAATCGATTACTCTGACTTCAAAGTAAAAGAATTGAAAGATGTGATTACACTGGGTATAGCCATGGTTACCGAAGGTAGTATTGGTTTAGTTAATCGGTTTAATATGATTGATGAAGACCATGAATCAGTAAAAGATTATACTCCTGGGTTTAATACTTTAAGTGAAGCATCTCACGAAGAAGAGAAGGTATTATTATTCAATGTAGTATATGAATTGAATATTGCAAGGAATCTTCTTAAGTGTAGACCTTGGAAACAAACCCAGGTAATGACTAAGGAATTAGATTTTCAGTATTCTTTGGTAAAAGCTTTCTACCTATATATGGGATTCTTGGGATTACAAGGATTTTCAGATGAATCAATCTACAGGTTATTCTTTAAGAAACAAAGACTTAACCTCTGGAGACAAAAAACAAATTACTAATGAGTGGATGGAATAGAAAATTAGAGGGTCTTCAATCGAATACGGAGGAGACCCTCCACTCTTTGGAGTTTGCTACTTCACAAGAGGCATGGGAGAAATTGAACGAGGCTTTCTTAAGATTAGACCCCGTTCTTTTTGATAAAGGTGCTACTGCAAACAGTGGAGTTGCAGTAGCATACAATGTGTTTATAAAAATACGTAAAGCATGGGTAGACCCAGATTTTGATTATGGCAGGGGG